TTGATAATGTTGCCAAAGCAGTAAGTTTCTTGATACATAATTTTCCTGGCTTGGAAGAACACATGAGTCCACAGTATTATCAGGTAAAGGTAGGTAATTATGATATTGATAAAGATGAAATTGATTATCCTGTTGGAAGGGAGGACATACATTTTATACCAGTTATAACTGGAGCAGGTGGAGCAAGAAAGCTATTGACAGGGGCGGCTTTGATTGGTGCATCCTTTTTATTTCCAGGTGCAGGAATGTTTGGTACTTTTGGTCTTGGCGGTGCTGCTGCTGTTAAAGGTGGTGTATTAACTGGAATCGGAACTTTTTTAAGTGGGGTTGGTGCAAGTTTAGCTTTGTCTGGAGTAAGTGAAATGTTATTTCCTTTGCCAAAACCGCAAGATTTTAATTCAGAAGAAGATCCACAGTTATCTTTTAGTTTTGGTGGAGTGCAGAATACATCAAGGGCTGGTACTCCCGTCCCTATAGTTTATGGTGAGATTATTACTGGTTCAGTAGTTATCTCTGCTGCAACAGATGTTAATCAGGTGGAAGCATGACAGACGAAACTAAGATTATTAGAGGTGCTGGAGGACCACCAAAGCCACCTCCTCCCCCATATCGTGCTCCTGA